CGTAGTTATAGATGCAGATGATTTTTTTGGTGCAACTAAAACAGAAGTAGGTATATCAGGATTGTTAACTGAATCAAAATCAGGTCTTAGTGTTAAATCTATTAAGCCTAGTATAGGTAAAAATGTTACAGATTTTATGAAGATAATGAAAAATCAATATCCTGATTTAAATATTATTACTGGAAAAGGATCTGGTAAAACTAGAGCTGATGGTAAATATGTACCAGCTTATTATAATAATGACATGAATACTATGACATTAGATATAGATGGTATTAAACAAATGTATAAAGAAGGTAGACCATTTAAAATTAATTATATTGATGGTAAAAAAATTATACCTTTTAAAAAAACAGATTTTCAAAATGTAGATGAGTTTGTAGATTTTGTTATGAGACATGAATTTTCACATAAAACAATGCGACCATTAAAAGGAGAACATAGAGCTACATATGAAAATAGAATTAATCAAATAGCTTATACACAAATTTTAGATAATAGAAATAATATAGTAAGACGAGGTTCTACAATGTTAGATGATTATAAAATCATAGAACAAGAAAAAGTAAACTATTATAATTATGAAAAAGTAATATCAGATCAGTTAAGATTTGATGATATTAAATATCAAAAAACTGGAACAGGTTTTGAAAAAAACAAAATACTAAGTCCTTTAAATTTTTTTATAAATAATAAAAGTATAGTAGCAAAAGAATATGCAATGAATATGTTAACTAATTCTATGATGTATGGAATGAATTTTAATAGATACTATAGCTCTCCACCATCAGCAGAAATGCTTAGAAATTTAGAACATTTACCGAGATTAGGTAAAGTTGTTGAAGAAGGTTATCAAGTTACAAATAGAATTAATCAAATGATCTTAAATAAAAAATCAAATTTTATACAAAGAAGTAAAGGATATATGAAATTCTTTACACCTATGTCTCCTGATGAAGTTTTTAAAGAAACATTTTATGCAAGATTATCTGGTAATAGACATGAAATACCAGAGATTGCAGAGTATGCTGCATTTGTTGGAAGAAATTTATATGAGCCTATGGCTGCTGAAATAAGAAGACTTGCATTGTATATGTTAGAGCCTATTAAAAGACAAGAATTTGCACAAGGTTTAGTAGATAAAATGGTTAAAGGTAATTTACAAAAAACAAAAGTAGAAGCTACTGGTCAAACATGGACATTTGAAGAAGCAAAAAAAGCATTAAAGAGTTCTAACTTAGATATAGAATTAGCAGAGTTTACTAAAATACCTAACTATGTAAATATTAATTGGAAATTTGATACTATAATATTAAGATGGGAAGCATTTAAACCATTAATTACTAAAGCTTTATATGCAGCTAGAAAACCTAATGGTAAACGATCTTTTGATCCTGAAGATATTGAAGAAATAGTAAATGGATTTATGAATCATTCTGCAAAAGATTTTCCTAAGATTCCAAAGGGTTTACCACCAGGAGAAATTTATAAACTAAAAGCTGGTTATCATTCAAAGAATCTTAAACAAAGATTTTTAAAAGATATTGATTATGTTCCATTAGCAAAAGCTGGTTTTATAGAAGATAACATGGAAATGAATATGTCTTTTTATGTGAGATCAGTAGGTCCAGATATTGCTGTAGCTAAAAAATACGGAGATCCATATGCTTTTGGTTGGTTTTATGAAGATGGCAAAAGCGGATTTGCTCCAGGACTACAACAAATACATGAAGATTATGCAATTAAGTTAGGTAAAGCTAAAAATAAAAAAGAATACAATAAACTTCTTGAGGAAAGAAATGAAGCTTTAATGATAGGAGAAGCTATAAGAGAGCTTGTAAAAAACAAATATGGATTAGAAGGAGATATTAATAGTTATATGTGGAAAACTACAACACTAATGAAAATATTTAACAATATAACTATGCTAACTGGATTTTCACAAGTGGCTGATATTGGTAGAATAATAACAGTAGATGGATTACTAAATACAAGTAGACAATTAATGCAATCATTTAGTAGTGGTATTGGAAAAGAAGTATTTGAAAAAGGATTGCTTGAAGCTAGATATGCTGGTCAAGCTTGGGATACAGTTATAGCTTATAGTAGAGCTAACATTGTTAGTGGTAATGATTTTTTAAATAATAGTTTTACTGGTGCAGAAAAGGTATTTCAAGAAGCTAATCAAATGATGTTTCAATATGGTAATATGCAAAACCCTTGGAATGTTATTGTAAAAACTGCTGCAACTATTGGAGTAACAAGTAAAGTATTACCATTAGTAAAAAAACTAGCTAATGGAAAAAAAATAAAAGATTGGCAAAGAGCTTATTTAGCAGATATGGGATTAGGTAGTCAAACTATACAAGAAATTAAAATATTAAAAGATATAGATAGATTATTTACTAAACATGGTAATGGTAAAGGAACTACGAATGGACCTTTAAATAAAGATACTGATTTATTATCATTTCCTAATACACAATTATGGAAAGAAACTAATGATGATTTAGTAGCAGCAATGAAATTAAGAGTAGCTATTAATAAAGATGTAGATTTTATAATTGTTACACCAGGATTAGCTGATGCACCTTTAATAGCAAATACAATGTTAGGAAGTTTAATATTTCAATATAAAAAGTTTGGATTAGGATATACTAATCGTGTTCTTATGAGAGGATTACAATCTGGAGATGGTAGATTTATAGAAAGTTTAGCATCTTTAACAGCTTTAGGAATGATAATTGATGGAGTAAGATCACAACAAACTGGTGCACAATATCAAAATAAAACATTGAGAGAAAAAATATTAGATGGTGCAGAAAGAGGAGGAATAGGAGGAATATTTACTGATATAGATAGAATTATTATGGCACTAAGTGATAATAAAATAGGTATAAGACCAACTATACTTGGAGTTAAAAGACCTTATGGAGCTAGTTTAAAAAGACAAGCTGGTGCAATTACACCTACTGGATCTAGCTTGGGAAATATAGCAGAAATACTATATGATTGGGGTAGAGGTAAACATAATCATCATACAGCTAGAAGAATTAGAAGAACAATACCATACAATAATATTTGGTACGCAGATTCTTTGTTTGATAAATTAGAAAAAGCGTTGTATTAATACGGAATGGGATTAATTATATCAGATACAGCACCTAGAGTACAATATACAGCTGCTAATACACAAACACAATTTACTATTCCCTTTGAGTTTTTTGCTGATGCAGATATTAAAGTTATTAAAACTGCTTCTAATGGTACAGATACAACATTAACACTAGCATCTAGTCCAGCTAACGCTACACAGTATTCTGTTGAAGGAGCTGGAGTTTCGTCTGGTGGAACAAAAAGAATTACATTAGGTGGTGCATCTACTAATGGTGATAAGTACACTATCTTTAGAGAACTAGCAGTAGAAAGAACTTCTGATTTCCCAGTATCTGGTAACTTCCCTATTGAAACACTTAATACAGAATTAGATAAGATTACTGCTATGATTCAGCAAAACGAATCAGATAACAAATTTTCACCACAAGCTAAGAGTTCTACCTCTACTGCTTTTGGATTAGTATTTCCTGAACTTGTAGCTAACAAAATACTATCAGTTAATAGTGGTGGTACTGCTTTAGAGTTTAGTCAATCAATNACAGATGTAGCAACTGTTGCTGGTATTGCTGGTGACATTACAACTGTATCTGGAATAGCTTCTAATGTTACAGCTGTTGCTGGTAACGCAACTAATATTAATGCTGTTGCAAATGATGCAACTGACATTGGTGCTGTTGCTGCTAAAGCTACAGAGATAGGTAGACTTGGAACTTCTGCTGCTGTGGCTGACATGGCAATCTTAGCTACAGACGCAATTGTAGCAGACATGGCAATACTTGGTACTGACGCAATAGTCGCTGATATGGCAATACTTGCAAGTGATGCAACTGTTGCAGATATGGCAATACTAGCAACTAATGATGTTGTAGCAGATATGAATACTTTAGGTACTGCTGCAATTGTAGAAGATATGAATATTCTAGGAACTAGTGATGTAGTATCTGACATGAATACACTAGCTACTTCTGATGTAGTAAGTGATATGAACACATTAGCATCTAGTTCTAATGTAACTAACATGAATACTCTTGCTGGTATATCTAGCAATATAACTACTGTCG